AAGAGCCCCTATCAGGTCCAGTATCAGCTTGTCCTGTTCCATCGGTGTATTCCTTCACAATGATTAAGCATTCCGGGCCTGATTTTGCCCAGCGCAAGCGAATATCTTCACAAAGGTAATCATCCTGGATCACCTTTATCTTTTGGAGGAGGTCGCTTACAGCCTTCTCCAAATTCCCTAAATCCCGGCGCCGCTTGTCTGGCCTCACTGCCACAATTTCCAGCGTGTATTTCCCGGTTATCTTTTGTCCCTTGATTTGCGTAACTGACGCCCACTCCGCGTGTTTGCACCAGCTTGAATATTCCGTAGATCGGTGCATTCCACCCGATTTAGTTGTTCTCCAAAGGCGATTGACGCTCGGGGGGAACGGCAGGATCAGCTTTATTTCTTTCATTTTCTCTCGCCCTTGCCAGCATGTTTGCAATTACCGATTCCGGCATATTCAACAGGTCGGCAAGCATAGCCGTATCAGCCCCACCCCGAAACCACCGGAGAACATCTTCAGGCCGTATGGCATTATCTTCAGTCATAAAGATCAGGCCTCAGCTTTGCTCGTGGGATGCCGGTGAGCTTGGAGATTTCCCTCAAGTGACGGAACGGAACCGAGTACCATTGAGATACCGCAGCCCTTGTCACCTTGAGTTCCCGAGCCAATGCCGACACGCCCCCGACAACCGCCAGGGCATCTACCAGTGCTTTATCGCGATACTTCTTTTTCATAGCCATCCTATAAAATGTCGTGGATCGCTTGTCAATATCGCACTTGACTGTCCTTAACGCAACCCCTATATTCGGATCGTTGATGGCCAATACGCCGAATAATAAATGCGAGGAGAATAGAATGAAGATGTCTGATTCCATTGCCCAGCTTGCTGAGGCGCTTGCCAAAGCTCAGGGGCAAATTGATGCTGCCGCCAAGGGCAACATAAATCCCCATTTCAAAAGCCGGTATGCCGATCTCAATGCCCTGCGTGAGGTAATTCGTGAGCCGCTGGCCACAAATGATCTCGCTGTCGTTCAGCTTCCTCGCTTTCTAGACAAAGAGGTAGAGGTTGAGACCATGCTCATGCACAAGTCCGGGGAGTTTATGTCTGAAACCCTGCGGATGCCGGTCGGCCAGATCACGGCTCAGGCCGTTGGCTCGGCCCTTACCTACTGCCGTCGCTATAGCCTGTCCTCAATTCTCAACCTCGCGGCTGATGATGACGACGGGAATGCAGCGACCCAAGCTCCTGCGGCGCCAGCCAAGCGCACTTCGCCCTCTGATCCGGTGAAGGTCATGCTTGCTGGCGAGGCTGCGGCCCGTAACGGGACCGACGCTCTGCGGGATTGGTACAAGAAGCTCTCTGCTGCCGATCGTGAAGCTCTGGACGCAGATGATCTCAACATCCTCAAGGCTCAGGCCATCAAGGGTGGCGATAAGAAGGATGCCGACCAATGAGCCATATGTCCGATATTCATGCAGAACTTCGGCGTATGGATGCACTCATTGACGAGCTTGAGGCTCGTGCTCGGGAACGCATCCAAGATACTCGTGCGGGCGACTACTTTGTCGCCCTCATGAATATCGCCAATCACCCTAAATTTGATGACAAGCATCCGCTCGTGAAGATCGCGCGTGACGCCCTGAGCCTTGAGAAGAATTATGGAACAACGATCTGAAGAATGGTTTGCCGCCCGCCTTGGCAAGGTTACTGCGTCTCGCGTTGCCGACATCATTGCCAAGACGAAAAGCGGCTATAGCACCAGCAGGGCCAACTATATGGCAGAGCTGGTTTGTGAGCGTCTGACAGGCAGACAGGGGGACTCCTATCAGAACGCCGCGATGGTGTGGGGGACAGAGACCGAGCCAATGGCAAAAAGCGCCTATCAAGCAATGACAGGCAACCTTGTTAATGAGATCGGCTTTGTCCCTCACGCCAGCATTGATAGTTCCGGCGCAAGCCCGGACGGCCTGATTGATGGCGATGGTCTCATTGAGATCAAATGCCCTCATACAGCAACGCATATTGATACTTTGCTGGGGCAAGCTGTCCCATCAAAGTACATCACGCAGATGCAGTGGCAGATGGCATGTACGGGCCGCAAGTGGTGCGACTTTGTAAGTTATGACCCTCGTATGCCTGAGCACATGCAGCTGTTTATCAAGCGCGTAGATCGTGACGATGAACTAGTAAAAGTGCTTGAGGATGAGGTAACGAAGTTCCTTGCCGAGCTTGCTGAGAAGCTGGCAACCTTGAACAAACTTTATGAACTGGAGTGAATAGCATGAACGGCAAATATGAAATGAAAGACATGAGCGGCAGTGCGTTCCACAACACGCGCCGCGACCGCGACACAAGCCCGGACCTCACGGGATCTGCGATGGTCTATGGCAAGGAGCACTGGGTCAATATGTGGCTCAAGACTGACAAGAACGGGAAGATGTGGGTTTCCTTCAATCTGAAGGAAAAGCAACCATCAGCCCAGGCGAAGCCTAAAGAGCGTGAGGAAATCCCGCCGCTCAACGACCATATACCCTTCTGATCATGGAGAATGACCTCCCACTCTCCGAGCAGTTCCGCGTCATCGCCAAAAAATGGGTTGATGCGGACTCTGCGGCCTCTCTTCTTGAAGAGAGCAAAAGCAGTTTCCTTGCCAAGCAGATGGCTATGCAGGGAGACATGCCAGTCAGTCGTGCTGAGATGATCGTTAAGGCGTCATCTGAGTGGAGCGACTACATCAAGATGATGGTGGAGGCGCGGGAAAAGGCCGCGCTTCTCAAGGTACAGCTTGAATACATCAGAATGAAATTTAGTGAATGGCAATCAAACGAGGCCACACGTAGGGCCGAAATGAAACTGTAGGTGAAATATGGACAATCAAGAAGCTAATGCAGAAATGGATCGTGCTAAAGAACTGGCAGAAGTTGCCATGAAAATCAGCGCGATCCTTGAGGGTTTGGATTACCATGAGCGACTGGGCATATCGGGCTCAGTTCTCATGCAGACGATCATAGAGCATCATGAATATGAGGTTGAGGTTTTTGCTGACATGGCACAAGCCTTTGCCAATATGATGACCAGTTATCGTTTCCTGAACTCATTGGCGCCTGATGACGACGAAGATGGTGATGAGGAGACTGATCAGCCGCACATCAGAAGCAAGCAATGAAGCGCGTTCGCATCACCACCAAGATGCGAGCAGACATCTTTATGCGGCATGGGGGCATCTGCCACCTGTGCAGCATGAAGGTCATTCCAGGAGAAGATTGGGATGTTAGCCACGAGATTCCTTTGGAAGCTGGGGGCGCTGATGGGCCTGATAATTGGCTCGTTGCTCATCGGAAATGCCATCGTACTCATACTGCTACTGTTGATGCTCCGCTAATTGCGAGGGTGAAGCGAATTCACCAGCGCCATATCGGAGCAAAACAATCACGCAGTCCTCTGCCTGGCGGCAAGAGGTCAAAGTGGAAAAGAAAGATGGACGGCACGGTAGTGCTCAGGGACGGTCATGACTGACAATCACGATAGGTTTGTGAAACGACTTCTGGCGTCTCAAGGCGCAGTCTTCCGCGTAGGGCAGTGGCTCGGCCAGAATGGCTGGGACATTCAAATCCCTGCGCTGAAGGTTGTGTCTCGGAATCAAGACCCTGCTGACTTCTTTGACAGCGGGGATCTTTTCCGCCGCAAAGGAGCCGGGCCATGGGAGCGAGTGGAGGTTAAGGGTTCGGGAACCGAGTTCACAAACCGCGAAAGCTGGCCCTACGGCAACGTGATTGTATCTAATAAGGAAGCGGTAGAACGAGGAGCCGGTGATGTGAAAGCTTACGTCATTCTCAGCAAAAACTGGGATTGGGTGGCAATCATCAAGGCTGAAACAAGAGAGCATTGGTGGGTAAGCGGTCTATACGCATCCAATACAGATAAGTGGGAAGACTTCTATCTTTGCCCGACAGACAAAGTGATCTTCCATGAAATGAAACACAGGGGATCATCGTGAAGTTTATCATCACTATGAACATGCCAAGCGCAAAGAATTATCTAATCCATCAGCTGACGGTAGAGGTAAAAGTAGATTCCTGTGCTGATTTCTGTGAAATGATGAATGATGAAGAATTCATCCTTTGCAGGCTTTTGTACAGGCGCACCCTAGTATCAGGGGAAATCGCCTTTGAGGATCGCGGTGACGTTATCATCAACACGGCGCATATCGGAAAAGTGCAAGAATACTATGAACTTGAAAAGGAATATGGACATGACGAATCATACGGAAATTTTGAGCCAAGCTATCACAACCCTGCGGGAGAGAGGGGCCCAGTACGGAAGCGTAGAGTCAACTTTTGACCGGGCGGCAAAGCTTTCAAGCATCTTGCTGAACCAAGAAATCTCGCCTTACGAGGTTTCCATGATCATGGTGGCTCACAAGCTGGCTCGGCTGCAAAACGCAAGGTCTCTGGACGATAATTACGTTGATGCAATGAACTATCTGGCCATCTCAGCCCAGTTTGCACCAACGCAAGAGACCCCCAAAATTTCAGGGATGCAGATGCCTGTAGAGGCTGACATCGCAGAAATTGCAAGACGGTTTGCGCCAATCATGCCGACCCAGACGGCCAATAAGGAAGAGACTGAATAACAATCAATTATTGAGGCGGTGGGAAACTGCCGCCTCATTTTGGAGAATATAAAATGGTTCAGGATAGAAAACTCAGCAAACAAGAACTTAAAATCATAGAGCTTTGGGAAGCTGGCTATACCGGACAACAGATCGGCAAAGAGTTATCCATCACACGCAATGCCGTCATGGGTAAAATTTACCGTCTTCGTCGCATGGCGAAGCTAGGATACGGGCATGTGATAAAAACTCACAGCTCTCCTGCTGTGGCAAAACCAACGCCGCCACAGGAAGCCCAGCCAACGCCAGTGCCTGCTCCAAGAGCAAAGTCCAGGCAGATTGCTGAGGTCTTGGTGCTGCCCGCATCTATGGCACGGGGAAACGCCCCGGCTAAACCTCGGAACGGCATCGGGTTTACCTTGATGGAACTGAAGTCTGGCATGTGCCGATATTCAACGTCTGGCGAGAGTGCCAGCGAATATCTGTTTTGCGGGGCTACGGCTGAAAAAGGTCCATACTGCGAGCATCACTATAGCCTCTGCTATATCCCACCGAGAGGCCGGGAGCGTGGCAACACCATCATAAAGAAGTTCTTAATTGAGGGGAGGAAATTTTAATGCTTCAGCTTGACCCACCAATCCCTGTAGTGACACCCGCTGGTAAGGGCATAGCTCATGTTCTGATTGACTACGGCGCAGAGCATGATCTTATTTGGGTTGTGTTTCAGGACAACAATGAGTGCTGGTCTTGGCGCAATCAGGACATACGTGCAGACGAAAACCTCACCTTTGGACGAAGAAAAAAATGAGCGACAAACTAATCAAATCAGGGTTCCACTGGTCCTTCGGATGGATGCGTAAGAAATCCGAGGACTGCGAGCATGGGTACGCATATGAACATCCTGACGGGGATCTTATCTGGACACCTCGCATGGATCACAAACTCGTAGCCTATCTGGACTGCTTTCAGGATGAAATGACTGGCGAGAATTACGTCACGTTCAGCAGCGAGTTGTCATCCGAGATGGCTAGGTATCATACGAAATTCAATCGGGCTTAAATGAAAGACATGATTTACGACTTAGCATGGCTGCTCATCCTGCCAGTAGGAGCAATGCTCTTCTGCTTGGCTTTGGGGGCAGTCATGTTCCTTTTTGGCTTGATAAAGCATTAAGGAACAAATTTACCGTTAAGCCACCGTTACGATAATCCTGCCAGAC